TACGGGTGCTTATGGTAAAGAAATCTTCACTTCGTCAACCTGACAATACAATAAAATCGTTTCTTAATCTTGAAAAGACTTTGACCGAAGAATATTACGTCAAATGGGGGAAACGTACAACCGAGAAAATACAGGATTTTAAAGATTTTGTTGAAAACTTAATTGATCAGGGTAATACGGTTGCTTGTTTTGGTGCTGCTGCCAAAGGTTGTGTTTTCCTGAATACTTGTGGATTGGATTACAACAGTATTCAATTCATTGTTGATGATACACCATTCAAACAAGGCAAATTTGTTCCGGGAACTGGTATTCAAGTAGTTGATCGCAATGCTTTAAAACACACAAAGATTGACTATATGATTATTCTTGCACACAATTTCAAGGATTATATTATTGAATCTTTGAAAGGACAATATGATGGTAAGTTTGTTATAATGTTTCCTGATATTAAAATTTTATGAAACTTGTATTGTTTTATCACGCTTACATCTATGGAAACAACTATGCTTCTATAATGTCTGAAACATTTAGACTTTTAGTAAGTTCTAAATTGTTTGAAGCTTGTGATAAACTTTATATAGGAGCATACGAAGAAACAAATGCAAGTCCTAAAGATGGTATAAGTTGGTTAAAATATTTTTGGAGCATTTCTAACAAGGTTGAGATAATACAGTATTCTGTAAATGATGAGGAACGGAGTACAATGCTTCATTTAAAAGAGTATTGTAAGAATAACCCAGATGATTACGTTTTATATTTTCATGCCAAAGGTATTACAAAGTATAATCAAGCTACACAAGATTGGCGTAGGTATATGGAATATTTCAATATTGAACGTTGGCAAGATTGTGTTACAAAATTAAATGAAGGGTATGATTGTTGCGGTGTACTGTGGAATTCTGATACTGATGTGGGTTATTTTCCTCATTTTTCAGGGACTTTTTGGTGGGCTACGGCAAAATATATCAATACCTTAAAAATAGATTATTTAAATCATCCTTATCGTTTATACAGAGAATTTTGGATAGGCTCTAATCCAAATGTAAAAGTTTATGAGTTTCATAATTCACGAATGAATGATAAGGAAAAATTAAGAGCACATCAAAGTCATTATGAATTACTTTATCCAAAAGCATATTATGAAAATACTGAAAGAAAATTACATATAATCTGTACGGTATATAAAAAAGCATTAGAATTAGGATTATTTATAAATAGTTTCTTATTACAGACAAATCCTAATTGGGTTTTGCATTTTGTACACGATGGGCCTGCTACTAATGAAATTAAAACCGTTATTTCTAATTGTAAGGATAACCGTGTAATGTTTCAAGAAACCAAAAAAGTAAACGGTCATTATGGTCATCCTAATCGAAATTTATTATTGAATTCTATTGTTGTAAAAGATACTGATTATATTCTAATAACTAATGAAGATAATTATTATGTTCCTGTGTTTGTAGAATATATGTTGAAAGAAACGGTAGGAAAACCAGTTGGGATTGTTTATTGTAATATGGTTCATTCTTATTTAAAATATTCAATACTAAATACAAGATTAATAAAAAATAAGATAGATTGTGGTTCTTTTATTGTGCTTGCAAGTGTAGCGAAAAAAGCAGGTTTTAATGAAATTGTACACAATGCGGATGGAATTTATATAGAGGAATGTAAGAGAATATCAGATAATAATGGTATGCAGTCAATTAAAATTGAAAAACCTTTATTTATTCATAACTAATGATAGTTTTAATTACACCGACAGGAGGTCGTCCAAAACAATTTGAATTGTGTATGCAATGGATGAAAAACCAAACTTATTCAGGTAGGGTTTTTTGGATTGTTATTGACGATTGTTTTCCTACGACTACCGATTCACTTACTGATACATTTCGTGATAATTGGACTATTATAAAAAAATATCCTGTTCCTTCGTGGTCACTTGGTATGAACACGCAGGGTAGAAATCTTGCGGTAGCTATAAATGTTATTCGTCATTTCTCACGTAGTTGGATTGATGCTATTTTTGTAATCGAAGATGATGATTATTACAAGCCTACTTATATTGAAGAAACATTAAATCGTTTAGGTTCTTACGATCTTGTAGGACAAGGTAATACAATTTATTATGATGTTAATCGTTTAGTTTATAAGAATAATTTTAATAAAAATCATGCAAGTTTATTTCAAACGTGTTTTACCATAAATGCTTTAGATATTCTTGAAACCTGTTTAACCAATAGGTTTATTGATATTGAATTTTTTAGGCGTTCTATTAATAAATTTGTATTTGACGGTGAACCTTTATCGGTAGGTATTAAAGGTTTACCGGGAAGGGCTGGAATTGGTATAGGACACCGTATGAATAATGTTACACTTGATTCCGACCTTAGAACATTAAAAGAATTGCTTGGTGATGATTATAAATATTACGTACAATGAGAAATAACCCAATTTTAATAACAGGAGTTGAACGTTCAGGTAGTACGTTGATTGCAAAAATACTTGATCTTTGTGGTGTATGGTCGGGCTATTGCAATAATATGTTTGAAAACCAAACTATCGTAGGGTTTAATAACAAGTTGTTAGATTTAAGCCCTATCGGGCTACCAGACGTTGATACGTTACAAATTCCGGTTAATTGGGGTAAAAGTATTAACGGGGTTTTGGTAGCCCAAAAAGGCTTAGGAAAGCCTTGGATGGTTAAGCATAGTGGTTTGACCCGTTTATGGCCTGTTTGGAACTATGCTTATCCTGACGCAAAGTGGTTGATTGTTCGCCGTCGTACCGGAGATGTTATTCAGTCTTGTATTAAAACCGGGTATATGCGTATTTTTAAAGACCCCGTTATTCGTAGCGAGTTTCTTTTTGAAAACGAAGGACAAGCGTGGTTATGGTGGGTACACCAGTATGAAAAACGTTTTGTACAAATGATCGAAGCTGGTTTGAATTGCCGTATTATATGGCCTGAAAGAATGGTTACAGGAGATTACAAACAAATATATGAAACAATAGAATGGCTTGGTTTACGGTGGAATAATGCAATTCCAAGTATAATTGATCCTTTATTAAACAAAAGTAGGGAGGTAATGGTATGAGAACAACTATCGATGATGTAATAAATATCCTGGATGATACAGATTTAGATGAAGATGTTATCGAAGATTATATCAATAGTGCTAATGTTTTTGTAACTGCTGCTCTCGGTGCAAAAGGATTGAGCGATGCGTTACTTGCAGAAATAGAAATGTGGATGTCTGCCCATATGATTGTCTCAACACGTGAAAGACAATCTAAAAAGGAACAGGCTGGTACTGCAATGATTGAATGGGCTGGTAAATGGGGAGAAGGTTTGTTAGGAACGACTTATGGACAGATGGCTGTAACATTAGATAGTTCCGGTACGTTAAATGCAATAGCAAAAGGTAAATCTTTTGCTTGGATGAAAGCAATACCTAATTTTGATTAAAAATGGCACTAACGACTCCGTCTGGTAAAGGAATTGAAAAGGTAGCAAAACGGTTCTGTGTCGAAACAGCCGTTTATTGGGGGAATCCACAAAATGATGGGTACGGTGGGTTTACCTTTGACACACCTGTAGAAATTAAATGTCGTTGGGAAGAAAAGAGCGAAGTGGATATAGGTTGGTTTAGTACTGGGTTTCCAGGAAACTTGTTGTTGTCTAAAGCAAGTGTTCTTGTCTTACAGGATTTAGATTTGCAAGGATATTTGTATCGTGGTACTCTTGCAAGTTTAAGTGGGTATGATACAAGTAAACCAAAAGAGATTCCAGCCGCATACATTATACATAGGTTTGATAGAATTCCTATGGTACGTAAAACTGATGAATTTGTAAGAACTGCTTGGTTATATGATCAAGGTAAATAAATCTGTAAAATGGCTGTAAATTATTTTCCTGGAACGAATATAGCACGAATGAATAATCGTGCTGGTGTTTATATGCGTCTTGCTGGAATGCGTCAGGTTAGGGATAATCTTAATCGTGAGATTTCCAATATGAAGAAACGAACAGTTGCTGGATTAAAAATGGCCGCCGCTAAACTTCAATATAATATGGAAACTTATGAACCTTTGGTTCCTGTTGATACTGGTGTTTTACGTAATTCTTGGAGAGTGGTGGATCATAATAACAGTCCAGAGAATCCACAGATTAAAATTGGTTATACGGCAAATTATGCAGCTTATGTTCATGAAATGACACAACCACCGTATGGAGTTGTAAAATGGACAAGACAAGGTTCTCGTGCTAAATGGTTTGAAATACATTTGGATACAGATAAAAAAGAGATGTTAGATATTATCGCAGATGAAGCAAGTGTAAAATAATAAAATTATGAATGCACCTTCAGTAGATATTAAAGAGATGCTCGAGTATTTTGCTCAAGAGGATTCATCTTGTGTGTTGGAACTATTTCCTATTCACGTAGGAAAAGAACCTGCGGAACCACAAAATGTTATTTCTATATTTGAGACAGGTATAATGGCTCCACAATTAACTTTAGATAGAAACGAAGTCTACGAATACCCGACTATTCAAATACGTGTACGTGCTAATGAGTATTTGGAAGGTTGGGATGTGATTACCAATATAAAGAACATTCTTCACGGCCGGGCAAATGAGACGTGGAATGGTGCTCTATATACCTTAATTCGTTGTTCAAGTGGTCCGGCTCTTTTGGACTATGACAAGAATCAAAGGGTTCGTTTTATTATTAATTTCTATTTACAAAGGAGGTAAATTATTATGGGTTGTGCAGTAGGAAGTAGTAATGCTATTTCAGGTGTAGGAACTGTTTTTCAACGTTGGTCTGGTTCTGTATGGGAAAAGATCGCTGAAGTTAACAGTATTTCTGGACCCTCTATGACAAGGGATTTTATTGATGTAACTTCTCTTGATTCTACCGGAGGTTTCCGTGAGTTTATTACTGGTTTTCGTGACGGTGGAACCGTTTCGTTGACTATGAACTTTACCCGCACATCTTACGATAAGATGTTGTCGGATTTTGAGGATGATGACCCTCATTACTATGAAATTGTTCTTCCCGATGATGTGAACACATCATTTGAATTCTGTGGGTATGTGACTGAATTACCGTTGGAAATTCCTACGGATGATAAAATCACCGCTAATGTAACTATCAAAGTTTCCGGTAGAGTTACAGTTAATTCCGGTAGTGGTTCATCTACTTAATCTTAATATCACTAATCAAGTGTTATTTTTATCAGTTTATAAATTCTTTAAAAATTAATCAAATGAAAAAATCAGTATTTTTAACAAAAGAAATGCTTTTACAGCGGGATGATTTAAAAATTGAAAAAGTTGAATTGTCCAAAGGTTTTGTGTATGTACGTGAAATGACCGGACACGAAAAAGATATTTGGGAACAGTCCATGTTAAAACAAAAACCAAGTGGTGACCGGAATCGTACAATGACGTATGAAACCACACTTGAAGATTTCCGTGCAAAGTTAGCAGTTGTTACCGTTTGTGATGAAAAGGGAGATCTTGTGTTTGAACCAGGGGATGTAAAAAATCTCAGTAAAATGATGAGTGCTTCTAATTTGGAAAAGATTGTGGAAACTGCACAAAGGTTAAATGCAATTACTACCGCAGATAAGGAGGAAATCTTAAAAAACTCAGAAACAGACCTGAAAGACAGTTCCAATTCAGACTCTGTAGAGAATTAGGGATTATCCATCCTGACCGATTGTTGGAACAATTAACCGCAAAACAATTAGCAGAATGGGAGGCATACAACAATATCGACCCAGTGGGTGAATGGAGAAATGATTTTAAGTTTTCTTACATGGCTTCAATAATCTCAAATTTGATGATACAAGCCTATGGAAAGAAAGGATCTAAAATGACTAAGATAGATGATTTTCTACTTCAATGGGATACAGGAGCAAAAACTGAATCCAAACAACAAAGTGTTGAAGAAATGAAAAATATTCTTCTTGGTTTAGCAGCATCACAGAATAAAAAAACAGAACAATCTTCACAAGTTAAAAGAAGAAAGATATGAGTAGTTTAGGTTCTTTAATGGTTATAATTGGTGCTAATACCGCTGGATTGACGGCAGCACAACACGACTTGCGAAGGTTACAAACCGCAATGACTCACACTCAATCTGCTTTTAAGACTTTAGAGCAAGGTATGGTTACGTTTGGTCGCACATTGACACAATACGTAACCTTACCTGTGACTCTATTAGGAATTGCTGCGGTAAAGACATTTGCTGATTTTGAATATGAACTTGCTAAGATTGAAGGTTTAGTAGGTATTTCAGGGGCCACGGTACAAGAGTGGGGAAACCAAATTTTGGAAATGGCTTCCAGTTTCGGTAAAGCACCACAAGAATTAGCGGAAGCCTTATATTTTGTAACTTCCTCTGGTTTCAAATCAGCAGAAGCAATGGAAGTAATGAAAACTTCTGCAATGGCAGCGTCAGCTGGATTAGGTGAAACAAAGGATATTGCTAATATTGTAACATCTGCTATAAATGCCTATGGGAAAGCCAATATCACAGCGGCTCAAGCTGCGGACATATTAACTGTTGCTGTAAGGGAAGGCAAAGGAGAACCGGCTGAGCTCGTAAAAGCATTTGCAACCGTTATTCCTGTTGCTGCTAAATTAGGAGTACATTTTGATCAAGTTGGAGGTGCTATTGCGGCGATGACACGATATGGTATTCCTGCGGCAAATGCTTCCACGTATTTACGTCAAACATTATTTACTCTTCTTAAACCAACAAATCAAGTAAAGAAAGGATTAGCACAATTTGGATTAACAGCACAAGATGTCAGAAATTCTTTGCGAAGTGATGGATTGATAGATACCTTGCAAATGCTTCAAGAAAAGATTGGGACGAATGAGGAAGCCTTAGGACAAATATTTCCAAATATACGTGCGTTCATGGGTGTAACTTCATTGCTTGGTGCTAATCTGGAAGAAACGATTGGGGTATTTAATGATACAAAGAATTCATTAGGTGCGACAGCAGCTGCTTTTGAAATCATTTCCCAAACTACCAAATTCAAATTTAATGCTGCGATGGCAGAGGCTAAAGCAACATTAATTAAATTTGGTGAGGCAATTATGGAAATGCTTTTACCTACGATTGTAAATATAACAAGAAAGATTAGAGACCTTGGAAATTGGTTTACAGGATTGAGTAAACCTACACAAGAATTAATTATAAAGGTATTAGGATTTACCGCTGCCGTAGGCCCTCTATTGTTAATCCTTAACCTTTTAATAACGGTAACAATACGACCACTTATATTAGCCTTAACCACATTGAGGAATGTAATTAGAATGGTTATAATCCAAATGGGGTTAATGACAAAGGCAGGTTCTTTATTAACTACCGTTATTAATCTTCAAAAAATTGCTTATTTGGCATGGGCTTATCAAATTGCGTATGTTACAGGGAATAAAACAAAATTGGTAGCAATAACAAAGGTTCTTAATAAAGTAATAGCAGCCACTCCTTGGGGATGGGTAGCTTTAGCAATTGGTGCCGTGGTTACTGTCCTTACTTTACTGATTAAGAAGAAAAAAGAATTAACTGACGTTGAAAAAATTAGTAATGAAATATCTACTGAAGTTAATAATTCTGTCGCAAAAGAAGTAGCTCACCTTGATAGGTTAAAAAGAGTATTGGACAATAATAAATCTTCTGAAGAACAAAGGGCAGTTGCAATACGTGAATTGAATAAAACAATGTCCATTTATACAGGTGGTATAATTGTTGAAAAGGAAGAAATTGAAAAGTTAATTAAAGTTTCTAAGGATGAAAAGAGAACAAAAACAGAAAGGGAAGAAGCATTACAAGAAGCCATAAGGTTACAAGAAATCTATAATAAAGGATTAACTGAGGAAAAAGTTCGTACAGGTCAGGCTGCTGATATGATTAATACCTATATGGGTATGTTGAAAAAGAAGTACAAACTTCAAGCAGCAGAACAACTGATTGTTAAGAAAATGGCAGAACAACTTGAATTGCAAGATAAGATTGCACAAGGAGAAGGTTTGTCCGATAAGGAAAAAGCAAAGGTAATTATTCCAAGGAGTTTAGCAGCCTTTGCATTAATTGGTCCTGTTGCAGGAATAACCAATCTTTTTAAACAAGCAGATTGGTTGGCCGAGGCAACTCAAAAGAAAGTTACTGCACTTGAAACAAGTGTATCATGGTTACAAGAAACAATTTCATCATTATCTGATCAAGTATTTGGGATCGAAGAAATACAAATAACAGGTGTAGCCCCACCTGATATCATTCCTGATGATTTAGAAACTGACTTAGAAAAACTTAAAAGGTTACAGGGGGAACTTGCAAAGGTATTTGAAGATTTTAATATTCAAATGTATGTACAGAATAAAGAAAGTGAAAAAACAGGAGATAGTTACCAAACAATTATTGACCAAGCAAATTTACTTAACACAACGATAAAGAAGTTAAGAGAGTTAGAAGGACAAGATATGTTTTCAATCAAAACTAAAAGTTTGGAAACTGTTTATAATAATATAAAAGATGTAGCGGCTGGGGCAGAATTGTTTAAAGAAGCAATGAAGGATGTTGGAGAAGAAAACTCAAAGACGTGGGCTCAGCTTGATTATGATATCCGCAATTATAAGAGTACTACTGAACAGGTTTTAAAACTGCAACAAGATTTTTCAAAGGATTTAGCAACCACAGATATATATGCAAATAATCTTGGTAAAAGTTTTGACAAGACAGCAGCACAAATAGAGTTCACGATAGAGTATATTAAAGATCTCAAAGAACAAATGAAAAATCTTGCCCCTGGAGAAACAAGTGTTGAGGGGATGGGCAGTTTAGTTAATTGGGAATCTTTTTTAGAAACATTAAACATAAAGAAAGCAAGTGAAGAGTTTCAATATGAATTAGACGATATTCAGACAAAAGCAAATTTACTTGGGGGAATAGCAGACACAAATGGTTTGAAGATCTCAATGTTTACCAAGTATTTGAGAGGATTAAGTAATGTTGATATTGGTAAAATTATTGAAAGTGGTGATATTGAGTCATTAAAAAAGTGGATTGAAGGTATTCGGGTAGGTACAGAAGAGTTAAAGAAGATGGAAGCAGCCAGAGAAGTTGCTAACCTGATACAAAACTCATTTACCAGTTTATTCACAACAATAGGAGAAGGTTTGGGTAAAGTATTTGCCGGAGAAGAAGATGCCATGAGTAATCTCTTTAAAGGTATTCTTTCAGTAATGTTTGATTTTGCTAAACAGTTTGGTGAGATTATGATTGGGCTTGGAATGGCCAGGATTGCATTAGATGCAATAGGATGGACAGGTGTTGGTGCTGTTGTTGCTGGAATGGCCCTTGTAACATTGGCTTCAGCTGCTCAATCTTTATTAGATAAAGGACCTGATTTAGAAAAGGCTCCAGGAATGGCTATGGGAGGTGTTGTACCAGCAGGATATCCAAATGATTCTTACCCTGCATTGTTAAGTTCTGGTGAAATGGTAGTCCCACCACATAAACTTCCTGAATTTGAGAATCGTGAAATGGAAGTTAAAGTAGTTGTTGAAGGAGTTACTAAAGGTAGTGACCTTTATTATGTAATGAAAGAAGTTTCACGTCGTTATAAAAATTCATTCTAATGAGTTCATCAGGATATGATAGACTGTATCATCAGTTTAAAGATATTAATGAAGAAGAATATCTTATACAAATATACAGGTCAGGAGTTTTTTTACCAACTTCTTATCAAATAAAATATAGTGATGCTAATCCTGTTCAATTAACTTATGGTGGTGGTGATAAGAATAGTTGGGATCATACTTTTATCCAAGGGCGTGAACTTGTCTTTAAATTTTATGTACCACGTGCTGATATAGCAGTAATAGATGATTTGTTTGAAAGTCAATATAAAGAATGGTATGTTGAATTTTCTAAAGGTGGTGTAACGTTATTTGTAGGCTATCTCAAACCGGAAAATATGTACAAAAGGTTTGAAATTAACCCGCCTTATATTGAAGTTGAATTGTCTGCTACGGATGGTCTTGCTGAATTAAAAGATATTGATTTTACTTTACCGGGAGTAAACCCAATAAAAGATGAAGTTACCTTATTAGAAGCCATAAAAAATGCACTCACACCCGTAAATATATTCTTACCATTTAAGATTCAAGTAAATACATTTCCAAGTGAATTTACAGGATATACTCTTACTACTTGTTCTATTTCTGAATCTTATTGCAATGCTAAACGGTTTTATAATATTACGGTAGAAGAAGATGAAGAAATCATAGAGCCTATTAAATGTTGGGATGTTATTGAATACTGTCTTAAAACATTTAATTGTAAGTTATTTCAACATAAAGGGTATTATACGATAGTAAATCATCTTGAATTAGTAAAGAATTCAAATTCATTAACCCATATTTATGATTGGAACAATATAATTGCACCAACTTCAAGCACGTTAGAAACTGATATTTTTAAAGATATTTCAAATGAATTATACACACCGTATATAGAACAGCAAAAAATACATCCTTTACGATCAATTACTTCTACAATTATAAATACAAACGCCGGTGAAAGTGTTGGTATTGATTTTACTGATTGGGAAAATGTATGGGAATTTTCAAATGATGCAGAAATGCACTGGGCATCACGTATAGAGCAGGCGGATGGGTCTCTAAGGTGTTTAATCGAAGATACTGATCAGCCTTGGATGCGATTAAAAACTGCAATACATATAGTTCCTGAAGATGGTAAGACTACATACTTGAGATTTAAAGGAGAGTTTTATTGTTGGTTTTGGAATAAATGGGATGGAAATATTTTTAAATCTGATGGTAAGTTAAGTCAAACTGATATTAAAATTAGAGTACAAAAAGATAATTTTTGGAGTCCTTATTTATCTTTAGGAACACCTATTTATTCTCCTGATGTAAACGGAGTACAGGTTCCTAAGTATATTACTTTTGATACAAAAAATCATATTAATTTATTAATTACAAAAGAAGGAGATTATAATTTTGAATTTTTTGTAGATTCATTACGTGGGGCACAACAGTTTAATGCTTTAGGTATTCAATTACGTAATTTTGAAATTACTATATGGGATGGGGCCGGTAATGAATTTAATCCCACAAATGTAAATTCTAAACCAACTTATTATCAAGTAAACATTGAAAATAATGGGTTTGAAGATTTAGAACAAGAATTACAATTATTTGATGGTGTCAGTACAGCGGATTCTGCTGCTTTAATGATGCGTAAAGGGGGTATTTTATATTTAACCCAAGATTGGGACAGGCGTGGTGGTGTTGACGAACGTAAAATTATAGACATTAATTCTATTTACATCTTAAATAATAGAATGAAATATAAAAACTTTTTACGATGTACTATAATTGACCGTACTTTCCAAATTGATTTTGAACATATTTTAATCATTCAATCAAAATATTATACTTTTTCAAGTTATACCCGTAATTTTAGGACAGGAGATATTGAAGCTGAATTAATTGAATTAATCTACGATTCAAGAGCATACCCAGCAATAACTGAAGCCACAAAAACAGCAAATATTATTGAACCGTTAACACCGGGAACAGATGAAGCTGAACAATTAAATATTGCGGTTCTTAAATCAGCCCCAATAACTCAATTTCAAGTAGGTGATGTAATTAGGGCAGTAGAAGATAGTTCTGGTATTGAATATTACCTTGCCCAAGCAGATTCACTTGAACACGCAACAGCTATTGGCATTGTTACAGAAATTGTTGATACAGATATTTTTAAATACATAAGCAATGGTTATTTACCTAAAGAAATATTCCCTTGTGAGGTAGGGCAATATTATTGGCTTTCTCCAACGGAAGCAGGTAAAATGGTAACTGATCCAACTTACCAAGAATATGAAATTGAACAGGCAATCGGGTTTGGTACTGAGAAAGGTTTCTATGTTGAAATAGATGCACGTAATCTTAACTTTAAAGAAATTGTTGAAACTTCATTACAAAGTATTCAAGGTTTAATAGGACTTCAAGGAATACAGGGTAGCCAAGGAACAACAGGAAGTCAAGGTACGATAGGTAGCCAAGGAACAACAGGAAGTCAAGGTACGATAGGTAGCCAAGGTACGATAGGTAGCCAAGGAACAACAGGAACTCAGGGGACGACTGGGGTAGGGACTCAGGGAGTCCAAGGAATTCAAGGATTGACGGGGTTGCAAGGCGTCACCGGATCGCAGGGATTCTCCGGCGCTCAGGGAGCGACCGGAACCGGGACTCAAGGCGTTCAGGGGATTCAGGGAATTCAGGGTCAGCAAGGTCTTACAGGAACCGGAACTCAGGGGACAACAGGCTCCCAAGGCTTAACCGGGAATCAGGGGATCACCGGCTCTCAGGGAGCTACAGGAACGCAAGGCGCCGTAGGAAGTCAGGGATCGACAGGTACAGGAACGCAAGGAACTACAGGCTCTCAGGGCGTGCAAGGAATCACCGGTACGGGAATTCAAGGTTCGACAGGCTCTCAAGGTTCTACCGGCAGTCAAGGTTTTACCGGTAGTCAAGGCGTGCAAGGAATTCAGGGTATTCAGGGAAGGCAGGGTCTTACAGGAACAGGAACCCAAGGGACGACAGGTGCCCAAGGGACAACCGGGGTGGGAACCCAAGGCGTCCAAGGTATCCAAGGCGCTTTAGGAATTCAGGGAATTGTCGGCTCCCAAGGGGCGACCGGAGCGGGGACTCAGGGAACAACCGGAAGCCAAGGGGCGACCGGGAGTCAGGGTTCAACCGGCTCGCAGGGGATGACGGGAGCGACAGGAACAGGCACACAGGGAACCCAAGGCCTTCAGGGGATCACCGGTAATCAGGGGATAACCGGAACAGGCACACAGGGAACCCAAGGCCTTCAGGGGAGGCAGGGAACAACCGGATCGCAAGGGCTTACCGGAACCGGCATTCAGGGTGCCACAGGGGCACAGGGGACATCCGGAGCGCAGGGGAGCACCGGCTTGCAGGGACTTCAGGGGATACAAGGCCGTCAGGGGACAACCGGTTTGCAGGGAACAAAGGGCACAACCGGGATACAAGGTTACACAGGTATCCAGGGAATTCAGGGGACTCAAGGACTTCAGGGGCGCCAGGGAACTATCGGTATTCAGGGTATTTTAGGGGTACAAGGTTTACAGGGACGTCAGGGCATTCAGGGACTAACCGGAGCGGGTACACAGGGCACAACCGGGATACAAGGTTACACAGGTATCCAGGGAATTCAGGGGACTCAAGGACTTCAGGGGCGTCAGGGAGTTCAGGGAGTTCAGGGAATTGTCGGCTCCCAAGGGGCGACAGGATCACAGGGTCTAACAGGCTCTCAGGGTTTGACCGGATCACAGGGTTTGACCGCCATTACAAAGGCAATGGTAGAGGCGGTATTGACCGGGGCGATCACATCACACACTCACGCATACGAGGGGAGCATATCCAAATCCACCGGTTACCTCACATGGAACGGAACCGCATGGGAATTTAAAAACGAGACCTACCTTACGGCAATCACGAAGGCATTGGTTGA